GAGATCCTTTGTTACTGGGGCAGAAGAGACAGACAACCTTTTGGGATAAAAAGACTGTCATAGTCTCCACGCCGACACTCAAAGCCAGCAGCCGTATAACAACGGAGTTCGAGGCTTCGAGTAAAGAGGAATGGAATGTACCTTGTCCATGCTGCGGACACTATCAGCCGCTTGTGTGGGAGAGGTTAGTCTTTGACAGTGAAGATACAACAAAGCCGATCATGTACAAGTGTGAGCGCTGCGGTGAGCTTTCCGGTGAGTATGACTGGAAAAAGGCGGCACAGCGGGGGCACTTCGTAGCAGAGAACGACAACGTAGAAGTAAGAGGATTCCACCTTAACACTTTAGCGTCGAATTTCTGCTCCTGGAAAGAGGTAGTTGATAAGTTCCTTGTGGCAAATGAGCTATCGAAACAGGGAGACCATGAGAAGCTTAAGACCTGGGTTAATACAGACCTGGGGGAAGCCTGGGAAGAGCCGGGCACAACCATTGATGATACAAGCCTTGTTAATAGGCGAGAGATCTACGAGGCAGAAGTGCCCGACGAGGTACTTATACTTACTGCCGGCGTGGACGTTCAGGACGACCGTTTCGAGGTTGAAGTAGTCGGCTGGGGAGTTGGTAAGGAGTCCTGGGGTATTCGCTATCAGAAGATCTACGGCGACCTCATGAGTGAAAGAGTATGGAGTGATTTAGACCAGTTCCTTTTACAGACCTTCCAAAAGTTAGACGGAAGCAAGCTGCCGATAACCTCAGTTTGTATAGACTCCGGCGGACACCACACAAACGAAGTTTACAAGTTTACTAAGGAGCGCTGGGAGCGCCGAGTTTGGGCGATAAAAGGTAAGGGCGGACAGGATGTGCCTTACATCCGTGATCCTTCCAAGAACAACAGAGCAAAGACACCGCTCTTTATTATCGGTGTAGATGCCGGAAAGTCGCTCATATATCAGCGCCTTAAGCACGAAACAAAAGGACCGAATTACTGTCACTTCCCGCTTAACGAAGAGGCAGGATATACAGAGGAATATTTCAAGGGACTAACCGCCGAGCAGATGGTTGTTAGATTCCGAAAGGGCCGACCTACTATCATGTGGGAGATAAAAGACCCCAAGCAAAAGAGAAATGAGCCGCTTGACCTAAGAAATTACGCCACAGCGGCACTTGAAATAACAAACCCGACTCTTAAGAAGTCGGACGATAACACAGCTACGGTGCAACCAAGACGACAGGGCCGTAGGCAGTTGAGCGGAGGTATCTAATGGCTATATTCAGTGTAAAGATATGCCAAGAGAAACTAAATACCTGGCTTGCGGCAGAGGAAAGCATAGCAACCGGGCAGAGTTACCAAATTGGTACTCGTATGCTCACAAGAGCCGATCTTGATGATGTCCGCAAGGAAATGGAATACTGGGCCGGCAAGCTTGCAGAAGCGGAAGCCGAGGAAAAGAACGGCGGCAGAAACAGACTGTACCGCTTCGTTGCCAGGGATGTGTAAGGAGGTTATATGGCAAATATCATAGACAAGGTAATTGAGGCCGTAGACCCTTACAGAGGCATGAAAAGAGCAGCAGCAAGGGCCGCACTACAGGTAATCAATAGTGGCTATGGCAATTACGGAGCAAACGAGACAAAAAAGAGTATGCGAGGCTGGCAGTATTACGGCGGATCGGCAAAGGAAGACATTGAGGACAACATCAATGTCCTTCGTCAGAGAAGCCGTGACGCTTATATGGGTATTCCTACAGCAAGCGCAGCCCTTAAAACTATGCGTACAAACGTCATAGCAGGCGGACTTTTACCCGCCCCACAGATAGACGCAGAGTTTTTGAACATGACCGACGACGAAGCGGAGGCTTTACAGACGAAGATCATAAGAGAGTTTTATCTTTGGGCTGACACTCCGGTATGTGATGCTGACAGAGTAGACAATTTTTGGAAGCTTCAACAGCTCACCTTCTTGTCATACCTCATGAACGGAGACGCTTTCGTACTCCTTCCACAGCAGGAGACAGTCGGGATGCCTTACACCTTGAGAGTAAGACTTATCGAGGCGGACAGAGTATGTAGTCCTGACGGCTTCGACAGGCTCCTTCCTTGCGAGGTAAACGGCCGCAAGGTATATCAGATAGTCCAGGGCGTAGAAACTGATAAAAACGGCATGGTAGTGGCATATTGGATATGCAATCGCCATCCTTTGAGCGATCAGTCCCTTATAAAGCCCGGTTCTATGGAATGGACGAGAGTAGAAGCCTACTCAAAGAAGACCGGACGCAGAAATGTACTCCATATCATGAACAGAGAGAGGGCAGGACAGAGAAGAGGCGTGCCGATTCTTGCACCGGTCCTTGAAAGCATAAAGCAGCTTGGAAGGTACACTGACGCTGAGATAACGGCAGCAGTGCTTTCAGCTATGTTTACTGTCTTTGTTGAGAAAGAAGGAGCGACAGACGGAAAGCCCTTCGGTGAATTATTACCGCCGGACGAGCTTGTGGATGAACAGGACCAGTCCTCTATAGAGCTTGCCCCTGGTGCAATCGTAGACCTTAACGTAGGCGAAAAAGTACAGTTTGCAGATCCCAAACACCCCAATACAGGGTATGACGCTTTCACTTCTGCCATGATACGACAGATAGGAGCAGCGCTTGAGATTCCGCCTGAGGTGCTTTTTAAGCAGTTCGTATCGTCCTACAGTGCAGCAAGAGGCGCTTTAAATGAGTTTTGGCGTACTTGCGCTATGTACCGTGACTGGTTTACAGACGACTTCTGCTCACCAATCTACAAAGAGTGGTTTAAGGAAGCCGTAGCAAGAGGCCGCATAGGTGCGCCGAGATTCTTTGATGATCCTATCATTGAAAAAGCATATACACAATGCGACTGGAACGGCCCGGCAAGGACCAACCTAAACCCATCTCAGGAAGTAGACGCAGCAATTAAGAGGGTGGATGCAGGATTTAGTACAGCCGCAGAGGAAACAGCCACAATGACCGGCGGCGATTACAACAAGAACATCAAGCAGAGAGTCATTGAGGCAAAGAGAAAGAAAGAAGTAGACGACATTATCAATCCGCCTATCACCCCGGTAGTGCAGAGTAAGGAGTAAAGATGGCTAAAAAGAAATTTTGGCAGTTCGTAAATCAGACTGCGGAAAGCGCAGAGCTTTTAATTTACGGTGATATTTCAGACACAAGCTGGTGGGGTGACGAAGTAACCCCTAAACAGTTTGCAGAGGATCTTAAAAACATAGGTGATGTGAAAGACATTACTGTAAGGATCAATTCAGGAGGCGGCGACGTGTTCGCAGCTTCCACAATCGGAAATCTCTTGGAGACAAGCAAGGCAACAGTCACAGCGGTTATTGATGGACTGTGCGCAAGTGCAGCAACAATCATAGCTTGTCACTGCAACAATGTAAAAGCTCAGAAAGATTCTATCTACATGATCCACCCGGTAAGGATGGGGATATGTGGTTACAAGGATGCGGCAGAGCTTCACCAGTACATTGATGCACTGGACGCCATAAGAGATAACATCATCAATCTGTACGCCAAGAAAACAGGCAGATGTGTTGATGATGTGGCCGCTCAGATGGATGCTACAAGCTGGTTTACTCCGGCAGAAGCAAAAGAAAACGGCTTCGTAGACGAGCTGATAGGTGATGAAGAGAACACAACCGTTGAGAATATAGGCGGTCTTCTCTTTGTGAACAAAGTCGGCACATCACTTCCTTTCAACGAAGCCCCTAAATTTGTTCAGGATTCTTTGGCAGCAGCCCCCGCCGCCAAGAGTTTTGAAGATAAAACGGCAGAAGTGCCAGTAAATCAAAAGGAGGAAGACACTATGGAAATCAAGACTGTAGACGAGCTTCGCAGTGCTTATCCTGATTTAGTCGGAGAAATCGAGGCGGCGGCAGCAGAGCAGGCAACAAACGCCGAGCGCCAGCGCATCAAAGACATTGAGGAAATGAGCCTTGCAGGAAGCGAAGACTTCGCCAACGAAGCAAAGTTCGAAAAGCCTATCAGCGCACAGGACTACGCTATGCAGGCGATCAAGAACGCCAAGCAGTCCGAAGAGCAGAAGAGAGCAAACTATCTCAATGGTCTTAAGGATGATGCAGAAAACAGCGGTGTAAACAGTGTTGAGTCTGAGCCAGTCGTTGACACAGACACAGACGAGTTTATGGACGCTATCAAGTCAGTAAACAAGAAGGAGGACTAATCAATGAGTATGGATCTTGCGAAAAAAAGTTTCGCCTATACACCCGAATATCTGATTGCGGGAACAACAATCAGAATTACTACAGCCATCAAAGAGGCTGCAAGTGCTCTTAAGACTGGTGCTGTAGTGAAGATCGACGCAAACGGAAAGGCTGCAAAGGTTACAGCTAACACAGATACCGGCATTTACGGTATTGTAGCTGACGACGTAGCAGAGGGAGAGGATGCAGTTATTTACCTTACAGGTGAGTTCTTTGCAGATGCCCTTGAGCTTGAGTCCGGCGTAACGGCAGCAGGCCTTGAGATCAAGCTTCGTGATATCGGCATTTTCCTTAAAGACGGTGGCTCAAATTTTTGAGTGGGCTGTCGATTGATGCCGACATAGCGGCAGCCACAGATTTGCTCGGCAAGTCAGTGACCGACCTTCAATCTGATGTCGAGATAGGGGAGTTTGGAGTAACCGGAACACTTAAGTATGTGACCGGTTACACCGGATTCTCAGGAGAGGCAGCAGAACAGGAGGGCAACTATTTAGTGCTTCACTTTGAGGTTGAGGATGAACCTACAGCAGTTCTCAGAGTAAGACACA